GTCCCTCCGATGCCCCCTGCTGCACCTCCGGTTGCTCCCCCCACTGCTCCTTCTGCACCTGTCCCTACTCCTAATGTCGTCCCCGGCACCGAAGCGCCCAAGTACTCCATTGACGACATCGCCCGCGCCGGAGCCGAGCTGGCCCAGCAGGGCCCCGCCAAGATCGCAGAGCTGACCGGCCTGCTGCAGCAGTTCGGCCTGCAGGCAGTCACGCAGCTGCGCCCCGATCAGATGGGTCCCTTTGTCATGGCGCTGAGAGGAATGGGGGCACGGATCTGATGCCCAGCCCTGAAGTCCATGCCACTTTAAGTGCTTCTGCTTCTAACTCATGGCTCAACTGTCCCCAGTACATCAAGGTGCAGGAGATGTTCTCCGAATCCACCAGTACTTACGCTGAAGCCGGCCGGCTCGCACACGCCATTGCCGAATACAAGGCTCGCAGCTATTTTCTGGAACCCGTCGGTAAGCGTTCCTACAATGCCCGGCTGAAGAAGTTCAAATCTGAACCCCACTATGACCCGGCAATGGAAGACGCCACCGAGCTTTACCTCGACACTCTGAAGGAGCTGGCTCTGGCATTTGACACCCCGCCCTTTGTCGCTCTGGAGACCCGGGTGGACTACTCCGAATACGCCCCCGGCGGTTTTGGTACCAGCGACTGCATCATGATCGGCGGCGGCCGTATCGTAATCGTCGATTACAAAAACGGCTCCGGTGTTCCGGTCGATGCGGAGGCCAACAGCCAGATGATGCTGTATGCCCTGGGTGCGCTGGCCACATTCCGGCCCATCTACGGCGACTCCATCACCGAAGCGAAGTTGGTTATCGTGCAGCCGCATGCAGGCGGTGTGAAGGACTGGGAAACCTCCGTAGCACAGCTGGAACAGTGGGGCAGCAACTTTGTTGTACCCCGCGCCCGTATCGCTCTGGAGGGCAAGGAGCCCGCCTGCGCCGGTGACTGGTGCCGCTTCTGTAAGGGCAAGGCCCAGTGTACTGCCCGGGCAAAGCAGATGCTGGACGCCGGCAAGCAGTACCAGCTGGCCCCGGCCGCAGGCTCGGAGAAGACTCCCAAGGACTATTCCGGCCCCCTGCTGTCCGATCAGGAAGTGGGCGCCGCCCTCGCGGACTGCGCTGGTCTGGTCGCATGGTATGAAGACCTGAAGGAATACGCACTGAAGGCCTGCCTGGATGGTCGTGAAATCCCCGGCTTCAAGGCTGTGGAAGGCAGAGGCTCCCGTGATTGGGTTAATCTCGATGCGGCGTTTAAGTCCCTGCAGGAACGCGGCGTATCCGAGGCAATCCTGTGGCAGCGTGTGCCGGTGACCGCTCCGGCTCTGGAGAAGGCTCTCGGTAAGAAGTACTTTGCTATGATTTCCGAAGGCCTCGTCCGCAAGAACCCCGGTAAGCCTACGTTGGTACCCGCCAGCGACAAACGCGAACCGTACAACGTAGCTGCTGCCGCCTTCAGTCCGGTACCCGCCGATGGATAACTTCATCGAGATCCACGACGGGGACTTCTACCTGAAGCTCTATCTGGATAACCTCTACACTTTTCCCGCCGTCAGCTTCCGCCGTGTCATGCGCCTCCTGAAGAAACAGCACCCGGAAGAGCTGACATACGTAAGAGAGTACCTGCAGGAGTCCGTTTCAATTTGCAAAGCCGATTTGGACGGTGTCCGCAGAGAGTACGACGCCGGGTGGCAGGAGGTAAACCCTCGATCCCGATCCACACAGGCCTTGAAGATTTTGGCCGAGAATAAGCGTCTTACCGAAAACCTGCAGCAAGCAAAGCGCCTCTATGAAACCTACAACCGATTACTACAAATCTGTGAAAACCAAGGAGGAACCTCTACATGAACCCCACCACTATTACCATCGGCGAATGCCGCCTGTCCTACTGCAACGTGTTCAAGCCCATGCCGCCCTTCAACAACCCCAACGGCGAACCTAAGTTCTCTGTGACTATCCTGGTCCCCAAGGACAATCTTCAGGCCAAGGCCGCCATCGATGCCGCTGTCAACGCGGCCATTGAGGCCGGTGTCTCCTCCAAGTGGAACGGCCAGCGTCCTCCCGTCCCCGCGATCTGCGTCCATGACGGCGATGGTGCCCGTCCCTCCGACGGCGCTGCCTTCGGCCAGGAGTGCAAGGGCCACTGGGTCTTCACCGCTTCCTGCAAAGCTGATCGGCCTCCCTTTGTGGTTGACGGCATGGTCCAGAAGATCATCAACCCCGCCGAGGTCTACTCCGGCTGCTACGCCAACGTCAACGTCAACTTTTTCGCCTATAACCAGGCAGGTAAGAAGGGCATCGGCTGCGGTCTCAACGGCATCCAGAAGACCCGCGACGGCGAGCCTCTGGGCAGCACCGTTACTGCTGAAGAGGCCTTTGCCGCCATTCCTCAGTCCCCCGCACCCGGTACCGGCGCTTGGCCTGCAGCTGGCACCCCCGCTCCTGCAGCGCCCACTGGCTGGGGCACCCCCGCGCAGCAGCCCGCCCAGCAGTTCACTCCCGGCGGTTGGCCCGCCACCCCCGCACCCACTGGCTGGCCCAACGTTTGATCCACAGGGGCCCCGCATCTGGGGCCCTTTAATTTTTGAAGGAGGCCGCTTTCATGCCCCATCACCTTTTTATAGACCTCGAGACCTTCAGCGACGTGGACATCGGCAAGGCTGGCCTCTACAAATACGCGCAGAGTCCGGCCTTTGAGGTCTTATTGTTCGGTTACTCTCTGGACTTTGCCCCGCGGCAGGTCGTCGATCTGACGCAGCCGGGAGCCTACATCCCGCAGGAAGTACTTCGCTGGCTCTTCAACAAAGACTGCATCAAGCACGCCTACAATGCTGCTTTCGAGTGGTACTGCCTCAGCCGTTATTTTCATCTGTCTGAAGACGAGCACCACGACGGTTTCTCCGCCGTGACGTGGCTACCGCAGTGGCGCTGCTCCATGCTCCACGGCATGTACGCTGGTTTTCCCGGCAGTCTGGACGCCGTCGGTCGCGCGCTGGGGCTCCCGCAGGATCGTCAGAAGATGTCGGTTGGCAAATCCCTCATCCGATATTTCTGTGTCCCCTGCGCCCCCACAAAGACCAACGGCGGCCGCACCCGCAACCTCCCCCATCACGATCCTGAGAAGTGGGAGCTGTTCAAGGAATACAACGGACAGGACGTGGTCGCGGAGATCGAAGTCGATCAGCGGCTGGAGAACTTCCCCGTACCTGAAGAAGTTCAGCGTCAGTGGGAGCTGGATCAGATCATCAATCTTCGCGGAGTCGCCGTGGATCTCGATCTGGCTGACAGCGCCATCTACCTCGGAGAGACGGTCAAGGTACAGCTGCTTGAAGAAGCCCGCCAGCTCAGCGGCCTGCAGAACCCCAATAGCGTGGCCCAGCTGACAAAGTGGCTGTCTGAAGAAATTGACGAGGACCTGCCAGATCTGCGGAAAGAGACGGTATCTGACCTGCTCAAAAAAGGAATCCCCAGCGACGCCGCGCGCCGGATGCTGGAGATTCGCAAGGAGCTGGGTAAGACCAGCACCAAGAAATACAACGCCGTGGAAACCTGTGTCTGCGCCGATGGCCGTGTCCGAGGCCTGCTGCAGTTCTATGGGGCCAATCGCACCGGCAGAGAGGCCGGACGTCTGGTGCAGGTACAGAATCTCCCACATGATACCGTCCCGGCCATGGACACTGCCCGTCAGCTGGTGCGTGATCGGCAGCTTGATGCCCTGCGGCTTACCTATGGCAGCGTGACCTCCACACTCTCCGCGCTGATCCGCTCCGTTTTCGTTGCTGGGGAAGGAAAGACGTTCATCGACGCCGACTTCTCTGCCATCGAGGCCCGCGTGATCGCTTGGCTCGCCGGTGAAGAGTGGGTGCTGGACGTCTTCAGAACCCACGGCAAGATCTACGAGGCCACCGCGGCCCAGATGTTTAATGTCCCCTTTGAACTTATCAAAAAGGGCAACCCCGAATATGCCTACCGTGCCAAGGGTAAGGTGGCCACGCTGGCCCTCGGCTATCAGGGCGGTGTCCCGGCAATGCGATCGATGGACAAAGGTCACGAGCTCGACAGTATGCCTGACGAAGACGTTATGGAACTGGTGAAAATGTGGCGTCGATCCAATCCTGCCATCGTGAACTTCTGGTACAAGCTGGACGCTGCAGCACAGGAGGCGGTGCTCTCCGGAAAGGCCTCCACGGTCGGACCGGTTACCATCGCCCGCGAATGCGACCCCAAGAACAACCTCGACTTTTTAACCATTCTTCTTCCCAGCGGCCGGAAGCTCTACTACGTTAACCCGCATATGGGTACCAACCGTTTCGGTAAGCCGAGTATCTCCTACTGGGGCCAGCTCCAGAGTAAGAAAGGCAGCCGCGGAGGGTGGACCGTGCTGGAGACCTACGGTGGAAAGCTGGCCGAAAACATCACGCAGGCCGTGGCCCGAGACTGTCTGTTCTATGCTATGGAACAGCTCACCGCCGCCGGCTATCGCATCGTCTTTGATGTCCATGACGAGGTCGTCCTGGAAGCCCCTGCAGGACTGGCCAACCTCGACCATGTTGTAGAGATCATGTCCCAGCCGGCGCCATGGGCGGCAGGCCTTCCTCTGGACGCCGCAGGCTGGGTAGACGGGTACTTCAAGAAAGACTGAGGTAAACCGATGGCGAAGAAGAAAAAGCCTTGGAAGCCCTGGGAAGACGATTTTCTTCGGGAGCACGCAGCTGATATGTCGGCATCAGAAATAGCCGCCGCGCTGAAGCGGACGGCAAATTCTGTCTCCTGCAGGAAATCACTCCTTGGCCTGACCAACCTGCGCCCGCCGGGCCGCACATGGAACTGCCGGCGTCCTGAACTCCCGAAGCACGAAAGCACCTACAAAAAGTGGCGCCCTGAAGACGATGAAATCCTTATGGAGTGCTGGGGCAAGTTCTCGATCCCCACCATCGCCAGAAGGTTAGGCCGTAGCGTTTCGGCCATAAAGACCCGGGCAGGGAAGCTGTCCCTTGGATCCTCCCTGATGGCCGGAGATTTTGTTACCCTCAACAAATTGGTCAAGGCGCTCCGGAACGCCAACGTCTCCGCCGGCTATCAGGTAGAGAGCTGGTGCAAAAACAGGGGGCTCCCAATCCACACTTACAAAGTTGATACAGAGTCCTTTCGTGTGGTCTATCTGGATGAGTTCTGGGAATGGGCCGAAAAGCACCGTTCCTTCCTCGACTTTTCCAAAATGGAGCCGCTGGCCTTGGGCGCCGAGCCGGACTGGGTGCCGGAGCAGCGCCGCAAAGACTTCCAGGCCTGCGCTCTGCAGAGGAAAGACCCGTGGACACCGGATGAAGATAGCCGGCTGAAAATGCTTTTGCAGAAGCAACGATACGGATACGCCGAATTGTCAGAGATGCTCCACCGGTCCGAGGGAGCCATCATCCGGCGCTGCAGGGATCTCGGTCTGAAAGAACGGCCTGTCCGGGCAGATAACCATGGCGCA